TACGTCCTGACACTGCTGTCAGGAGCGATCCAAGGGCAAGAAGCGCAGTTGCAGACCGGATACTTCAACATGATCGGTGTTGCGTGGCCGAGGGCGCTGTACACTGTCAACTTCGCACCGGCACTCAGGTACATCTGATGGACTTCGTGAATAAATACCTCGGCTGCATTTACGAAGACGGCGCACGCGGGCCTGAGAAGTTTGATTGCTGGGGACTCGTAAGAACCGTCCGCTACTACGAACTAGGCAAGCGTTTACTGGCCGAGTACGGCAATCTGCGCAATACCGATCCTCGCGAATTCACCAAGGCCTACGAAGCTGAATCCTCTGTAATGGAACTGTGCGAACCGGAACCCGGTGCGATCGCTTCCGTACTGATCGGTCGCATATGCGTACACGTAGCCGTGGTTATTGATTCGCCTGACGGCTTGCGTATCCTTGAGATCAACCCGACTAGAGGACCGCGCTGCCTACCGCTGCACAAGTGGCTGCGCGACCACTCCACTGTGACTTTTCATCGAGACCGCCCATGATTGAGGTTTACGCCAGTCGCCTGTCTGACGAGGGTAAAGAGACATACAAGGTCCGCTCGCGGCAAACCCTGGCCGAGTGGCTGTACCGTCACGGGATCAGCAAACGCACCGACCTGAATAAGCTGGCTATTAGCCTCTATCTAAATGGCGAGCGCTTATTGCCGCGCCAGTGGTTGACAAGGCAATTCACCGCTGCCGATCACGTTGAGATTTACCGCGAACCGAAAGGTACGGACCCCTTCTCGATCACCTTCGCGCTGGTGTTCGGTGCTAAGGCGGTGCTCGCCGCGCTGATGCCTAAACTGCCGGGTGTCAACACCGGAAACCAAGGAGCATCAGGTGAAGCACTCGACCAAGGGAGCAGCAAGGGCAACAAGGTAAAGATCAACGATACACGCCCCGAGCTATTCGGCTTCAACCCGCAACGTTACCCGGATTATCTAGTACCACCGCGATCGTACTTCGCCGCTCCTCGAGAGCCGCGCACAGAGATGTGCCTGGGCGTAGGCCAAGGTTCGTACAACATAAACTTAGCGGCGGTCAAAACAGGCGAGACACCTCTTCTCACTTTGGGGGTAGACGCCACCTTCTCGATCTACGGCCCCGGCGCGGACCTGTCAGCCGACCCAGCGCATTACTTCTGGTACACGGCTCCTGAAGTAGGGGCGAGTAACACGGGCGCATCCGGTTTGGAACTCACGGTCGAATCGACGTTGACCGGTGCAGCGTCAGCTTCTGTCTTCACCTTCAACGGAGACGTAGTAGGGATACCCTCGGGCGCCGGTAGCTTCCCTGCTGATTGGGTAGCCGGGACGCTGATTAACGTCGCCGCACCTTACAACTACACGATTGATGACGGGACAGGGGTTGGCGGTCGCGACGTGATCAACGGACCAATCGCCCAGCACAATTTCATTGTGGGCGACACGATCCAAATCAACGGGCAGAACCAGGGGTTCTATGTTATCAGCGCGGTGACAGCGACCACTTTGCAAGTGGACTATGAAGGCGGAGCGCCAGGCACTGGTCTAGTAACAGGCCCTGTTGTGATGTCGATGTCTTACCGCGGCTTGCGGTTCCGCGTGCTGAGCTGGTCCGCCCAAGCTCTGCAGGTAAAGCGGATCAAGTCCGGCGGCACGGACGATAACTCCTGGCCAGGGTGGGATAGCAATTCGTCAAACGTGGCACAGGTACTGCTCGACAGCTCGAACCTCTCCGGTGGATACCGAGGGCCTTTCCCGGCGTGCCCGCCAGGAGAAGTCGTAACGGCTATCGAGATCGATATCTTTTACCCGAGTGGCTTGGTGTTCCTGGACGCTAACGGCAATTACAACACGCTGATCGGTTACCAATCGATCGAGTATCGAGACATGGATATCGGAGGGGGATGGACTGCGGCTACGGTTCAGGCGTCATCCAATAACCTGGACGCCCAGGGTTACACCTACCGTTTCAATCTTCCTTACGCGATGCGCCCTGAGGTCCGTGTCAAGAAGATCTTCGTCAACCAGGGTAGCGGCGACCCGGACAAAGAACAGAACGATACGATGATGTGGCTGCGGCTCAAGGGCCTAATGGTCTCGTCTTCTCCGACCAGTTACGCCGGTATGACCACGATGACATGCGACCTGCGAGGCGGTGACCGCATATCCTCTCAGAGCGAAAGCCTGATCAACCTGGCCTGTACGCGGATCCTTCCCGTGCTCAGAGGTGGCGTATGGGCTGCGCCTGAACCTACTCGGGAGATCTCGGCGGCCGTCGGCCATATAATCCGCAGCGTTGGGTACTCAGACACCACTGATATCGACCTAGTTGAACTGAATCGCTTGGAGTCCACCCGCTGGACGCCGCGCGGCGATACCTACGACAGAACGGTTACCGATTCGAAGACGGTCAAGTCGAACCTACTGGACGCCTTGCAAGCCGGCTTTTCTGAGCTGACGATCGATCGTGGTTTGCTGGTCCCTGTACGCGACGAGCCGAGGGGCCCCGCGTTCGACCATTTCTATAACCCGCAGATCATGCTCGAGCCTTTGTCTTATGATTTCACCATGCCGGATCAGCCGGACGACTTCGACGGCGTGGACGTTGAGTATTACGACCATGCGACCAAGCAGGATGAGACCGTAGAGTGCCGTCTCCCGGGTGACGCCGGGGAGCGGGTCGAGAAACTGAAGCTTGAAGGCGTAGGCGTTCGATTCCGTGCTTGGCGTTGGGGTATGCGCCGCCGCCGCGCGCATCTGTACCGTCAGCGCGAATACGCCTTCAAGACTGAGCTTGACGCACTCAACAGCGCGTACTTCGATTACGTCGCTTTAGGTGTCGCAACACCGGGTTATGGGCAGAGCGCTGAGGTTGTCGGGTACACCGCAGGACCGCCGGTAACGCTCGAGTCGTCAGAGCCTTTAGACTGGTCCATACCTGGCGTTTACAAAGTGCTGGTGCGGCGTAAGGACGGCACTGCGTCGGGTCCGTACGTAACGACTCGGGTTGACGATTACACCTTCACCATCCCGACCCTGGACTTCGTGCCGGACTTGAGCGGCATGATCGACACACCGCCGATCATCCAGTTCGGACATGAGTCAAAATGGTGTTTCCCAGCGTTGATCACCGACGTGTCGCCGCAGGGTACGAGGACGTGCAGCGTGAAGGCAGTGAATTACGACGTACGGATGTATGCGGACGATGACGCGTTTCCGCCGTAGTGGCACATGCGTGGTACACTTCCGCAAACTCATTAGGGGTACGCCATGCGGGATCAGTGCGAGACATATGCATACCTTTGGGTGTGCGCCTTACTGGCCGGGATGAACGGCTATGCGGCCGCTGGGGCGGCGATAGGGTGCTGTTTCTACCTGGCAGCGCCTAAAGCTACATCGTTCAGGGAACGTTTCATGCTTACGCTGTTCTCATTGGGTATGGCTTATGGGGGCGGTGTCTACTTTTACGGCGGAGGTCCGCCCTACGATGAGAAAGCCTTGTTCGTATCCGGGGCTATCGGTGCGCTTATCGCCATCGTCTTCACAGCTCTAGGGTACATGGTTGAGAAAGATGGCCCAGTGCCAGAGTGGATAAAGACGATCATCGGTCTCATTCCATTTTTCAAAAGCCGGGGTGGCAATGATGGAGCTTAACGTTCTTCTGCTTTGGGTAGAGTGCGTGATCCATTTCGCAACCTTCCTGATTCTTTTCGTATACAACGGTTCCCACTCACGACAACGATGGGGCGTCTCTATGCTGGCCGTAGGGATCGCCGCATCTAACGTCGGCCTGTTCACTCTGATCCTTTTCCACATCGTAAAACCAGGTCCGGCCATGGTTCACGCGTTGCTGATCTTGGCTTTCGGCTGCGTGTTAGGTTTATTGATCCGGGCGAAAGGCAATGTGGCGAAGATGATACCGCCGATCAATACGAGAATGTTCTTATGACTCTTAAAGCGGATATTTCTGCGGGTCTAGCGTTGCTGCCGGCTAAGATGAACTCCGAAGACGCTTCGGTCCTGCTTTACGCTACTTCGAGGCAAGAGAACCCTCAGCGCCTGCCTCAGCAAGTGGGTGGACCGGCCGTCGGTGATTACCAGTTCGAGAAAGGCGGTGGCGTAAAAGGCGTGATGACACATGATGCTGTGAAGGATTTTACTCGTGCAGTTTGCACGGCGCGCAAAGTTTCCTTTGACGCAGGGTCTATTACGCAAGCGCTCAAGACTGACGCTATCCTCGCCGCAGCACTGGCACGCCTTCTGTACTACACCGATCCTAAGCAACTGCCGTATGCCGGTGACGACCTGGCCGCGTGGCAGCTCTACCTACGCACCTGGCGCCCCGGTGCTTACGCTCGTCAGCCTCTAGAGCTGCGCGAGAAGTGGAAGAAAAACTATAAAGACGCGATGGCTATCTATGGTCTTTAACTCCGCTTACGGTTATGCGCTGGCGCTTCTGGTAGGCGCTGGCGGCGCGTGGTACGTCCAGGGGTTGCGATGGGAGACGGATGTACAGAAACGCAACTTGGCGACCGCTACGGC